TTTTAATTCTTTCTCTTTTAATCTGTAATCGAGCGGAATGGTTTCGAGAACAAAACCAAGAGACAATTCTTTTAACTTAAATTCTAAAGGTAGTTCCCTTAATTCAAGTAAATTTAAATAATCATAGATACTCTTTTCGTCAATAATAAAAGTTTCTTTTAAAAATATGTCTAGATCATCCCAGGGAAAGATATTATAATCTGTGGAGCTAACGAAATTATTTTCTGTAATCGTGATAATAGGAAAATCCGCACTTAAAATTGAAACTTGCACAAACTTCATTTCATCATCGAATATTATATTTATATTGTCATTTAAAATTAAAGTCTTATCTATAGAAATACTTTGCTCAGATATAGATATGGTTAATACATCTATTGAAATTATATTGGTTTGATTATATGAATCAGAAATACTAATGCTAAGCGAATCTGAGGATGTTTTATGAAGAGCTTCAATGGATGGTTGTATTTGAAATACTGATTCATAAATTTGCCCCTGCCATAATTTTATTCCAGAACTTGTATTTGGGAGTCGTGGATACATCTGCCCGTTTATTAATTTCATATCTACACTCTCCTATTCCAAATCACTAAAATATGTCACGGCAGATGCATTCGTATCCCTTGAATAAAGGTATAACTCAATCTCGCCCCCGACTGTTGGCGTAGCGGAAACAGTTAATTGCTCCCAATCCGTTCCATCGCCTGTGGCGGTTGTTTCCATTCTCTCGATATGTGCCCCGTCAATAACCATTTGCGGTTTGTCTATGCTTGCATATCCAGACCATTTTACCCAAACTTTCCGAGTAAATTCTTTTCCGCCATCAGCGAAAAAAGTAAACCTCTGCATTCCGGCACGTTCAATTTTAATAGCGGGTTCTTGAGTTTTATAGTTATCAAAATCAGGTGTAACTAGAGAATGCTCAAATGGGCCAATATCAATTATTCCTGACCCAAGACGGCGGACATAACCAAGAATATCAATGTCACCAACAGAAACTGTATTGTCGCCGTCATTACGGTCAAATTGAAGCAATGGTTTAAACGCTTCGGCAAATTTTAATAGGTCGAAAATAACAACCTTGGCGAGAGAACCGTTTTCAGTAGTATAACCACCCATATTGTAATTGTTTTTACACCAAACATAGGAGCAGGTAGAAATATCCATTTTATCACTTGTGCTGACACCATAAAACCCATTTAAACAAGCAATAGCACGACAATGGGAAAAGGTATAAGAGCCACTACCTTGAAATGCATAATATGCGCCCATAGCCATACAGTTGGTATTGGTGCCATAATAAAACCCCCAATATCCTCCCAAAGATAAGCAATTAGCATTGGTACCATAATAAAACCCCGAAAGCCCGCCTAAAGATAGGCAATTAGTGTTAATGCTAGAATAAAATCCATAATATCCACTTAAAGATAGGCAATTAGTGTTAGTACTAGAATAAAATCCATAATATCCACTTAAAGATATGCAATTAATATTGGTACCATAATAAAACCCACTATGCCCATGCGCCACAACACCGATAGCTATTCTTTCTGTACCGCTACCCGCAGAAATTGTATAGTTATCGGAACTGCCATCAATATAAATCCTTCCATCGCTTGCGCCAAGAGTATTATAATCCTTTCCGTTATAATTCCACACTATTCCCTCTGTCGGCATCTCATCTTCTCCGCACCCCGTTACTCGCACAATCCCTGGCTTATCACCAATTACATATTTTGCATTTGGGTCAGGATACCATGTAATAGGATTACCGGCAACCCCACTAGTAATAAGAGTTATTTTCTCCCGGTAAGTTCCAGGGCCGATATATACAGTATCCCCTGGCGCAACCTCACCAACAGCCTTATTAATTGTAGCCCATGGCGTAACAGGGGAAGTACCATTGTTATTATCGCTACCGCGTTGGGCAGAAATATAATATAAAGCCATAATTCACCCCGTTACTGATAGAAGAATGTCTCCGCATAATATTTAATTATTTACAGTAATCGTAACCGTCAAAACCCAAATACTACCGCTAGCCTTAGTCCCCAAATTTTCAACTTTCCTATTAAGCATTACGCCACCAGTAGAAGCATTAAATACGCCCCATTCTTCCCAATCAAAATTAGCATCATTAGCTCCATAAGTTGCCCTAAAGTCAATAGCATTAGCACTACGAATGGGATAATCTGCGTCCACTTTCTTACGTACTTTATTTGCTCCTACTAAATCAGTTTGAGTTTTTTCAAATGCCGTAGTGCCATTTCCTACGCCAATATAAGCATTAGCATTATCAAAGAAGGTTGGACTACCATCGTTAATTATTGCCTGAGCAATAAAATCACGACCCACATTAGAAAGCCCCATACCATTACCCCCTATTGCACTTTCTCAATTATTTCAGGAGATATTTTAAATCCCATTTGCTGAAGATTTCTGATAACATCTTCCGTTGGGCTTATCAAAATGTCTTCAGATTGAATCACTTCTTCCGGTTTTACTTTGCCTAATTTAATATCTTCTTCTGTTGTGCCAACCGGATACTTTTCTAATTTAGCTATAGCCTTAACACGAATCTTTGTAAATTCGCCAGCCATAAAATTCCTCCTTTTGCTCATTAAAAGTAAAAGGGGTGCAGTTGGCACCCCTTTTATATTTTGCTTTTGTTGACACGTTTAGGTTGTTCTTCTTTAATATTTTTTTCTTTTACTAGTTCTGGTTCCTTTTTCTGCTCAGGCCCATGCCAAGTGAAATTCACAGGTTTGAATAAAATTCTAATTTGATCCAAACTTAAGCCATCCTTCTGCAATTCTTCTAATGTATAATACTTAGTCAATTTATATTTTGAAACAGCCGGATGGCTATATTGTAATAGCTTGTCCATTAGCTTTCACCACCATCATCGGCAGACAAATAAATAAGGTCGAAATATACCTCTTCATTATCAACTAGATTGGGAGAAAGCTTTCCGCTAAAGGTAATATTGGTTGCCGTTCCCCCGGCGAAGGTAATTTCAAAATTGGGGTCAGGCTTGAAACGATGAGCAATAAATGATACCGGATGTTTGCCGCCAGATTCATCCAATCTATAGCCAGTCCCCGTAATGCGGCAATAACCCGGAAAATCTTTTGCTGTCAATCTTACCATCTGTGTGCCGGTATCAGCAGTATAATCATAAATAGCTTTAATATACTTTCCTTTAAGAGCGGTATTTAGTGTGATTTCTTTACCATCTATTGAATATTCATCTTCTTTAGTAGTAGGATCACCCACCTTTAATTCGCTTCTACCATTATCTGCAAGCAAATAAACCTTTAACGTGTTGGTTAATGGCGTTTCCGAAATTGATGCCTTACCAGAAGTTGCATCAACCAGCAACCGTTCTGATTTGGGAGCAGTAATAGAAGATGTTGCCACTTTTTTGCCCAACATTACACCAAGGACATTAATATCAACCAAGGGCAATTCGCTAGTAAAATTCGCTTCTCTGGTATGGTGAGTAGTAATTCTAACAGGCATTCCAATACCACCACGAATGTCAAGAGATTCAGCACTGGTACTGAAACTAACCGAAGTAGCATAATCTACAGAAAATAGCAAATCTCTTGTAACAAAATCTTGGACTTCAAAATCCACAACATCTACAATCCCACAAACATTATTTGCCATATTTAAATTCCTCCTCATATGAAGTAATTATTTTATTTTCTTAATATAATGTTGAAGTTTTACTTTGTCTTTATCAAAACCAGCCAATATTTGCCGGACACCAAAATCATAACTTTCTATTAATTGCATTCGCTGGAATTGATTATTAAACTGGAAATAGGTTAATTCCCACACGTTTACAATGTTAAGATTGGGATGTTTAGCCGCTAATACTGAAACTAAATCGGCAAATTCTATGCGGTCATCGTCTGGTTCTCTGCCAAGTTGTTCTCGAATCTTTCTTTTTGCTTCTACAATTTTTCTATCTAATTCTTTGTTTCGTTTAATTTTTATATCTTTTTCAGGAAAGCAATTAGCAAGTCTGAGTAAACGCATCAATTCATTAAAATTGTTACTGTCTAATCTTAAATCTTCGCCTTCAACTGCAAAATGCGTATCTTGCCAAACAAATCTTTTACCTGTAAAAAACTCCAACCCTAAAATAAAATAAGCGTGATAATCTAAATCATACCGCAATACGTTAAGAAATTTATTTTCATATTTTGTATGCTGCGGAGACATATTATCGTTAACACAAATGCTTAAATAGGTGTTATATATTGGGAATCCTATATTGGCTATTTGAATTAATTTAGGAGAATAAACTGGTATTTTATCAACATACAAAGGAAGCCCCGCCAACAACCTTTCTCGATAAATTTGTTCCTCTAGCGCTTCCATTGCACTTCACCCAGGTTGATTGCCTGATACTCTACTAACCCGCCCAGCCACTTGCCGCCGGTATCTACAATGAAATCATCCGTGCGACCAAACCTAAATTTGCCCGCACCTATTAAATCGGTCTGTTTCCTTGATTTTTCAATTTCAGCAATTATAAAGTCAGTACGAAGACCATGCTCTGTTCTCATCCAATCAATATGAACAAATACATAAAACGTAACGCTTGCAAGCATATAGGTATCATTCCTGCCAGAAGAACGATACTGCCAATGGCTAGATATAAGGGACTTTCCTTCGTCTTGAATATCAGGCACATACCTAAAAGGCCAAATCCTATCATACAAAAGGGAGGTGCGGTCAAAATCGGAAGGAATACTTTTTGATAAAAAATCAGGGTCAATATAAATTAACGCCTTAACCAAATCATCATTGTTTAAAAGCCCCTTAAGCAACAAAACCTTATTCCTGCTTAGATTATGTATATAAACGCACCTCCCCTTCTATAAAAATGAGATTAATTTAATTTGCTTCTCGATAAAATTATTTTCATTTTCCGTCTCTGTGGCACGAAGAGTAATTTCATAAACATAATCGTTACACTTAATTGTGCATTGATTATCGGCAGTAATAGTCAGGGTATAAGCAATACCCGGCACACCATCAGTAGCAATAATAGAAAAAGTAAACCTTGCGGGAATTTCCTGCTTGTCTACATACTTTTTCGCCGTATAAGTAACCGTTTGTCCATATTTGATTTCATCCGCTCCCAATATTTCATAGCCTGTATCAGGCGGAGTGGGGGAGGGGGGAGAAGCAATTTCTTCCTGGTCATTTTTACTGTAAAAATCTAACTCTAAAATGAATAAGCCAGGAGTTCGCATACGATTCAAATCAATTACACGATAAATATCTTTAGTTTCACCATTAGCGTAAAACACAAACTTATCGCCACGCTCAATATGCTTGTTGATGGAATCATCTCTTATTGCGATCATCATGCGGCTGTCTGGAGTAGCCATGTATTTGTTGTTATCAATACCCATTTTTGTTAATGAAATATTGTCGAATACAACATAGGGCACATCAACCGCATTAGGAGTAACGCCAGCCTTATAAAAAGAGAATGTGCCAGCACAAAGATGCACCTTGCCCGTATGACAAATGGGATTGGTTTTGTCTATTTCAAAACACATCCATTTGCCATCGTCAAACTGTAAGATGTCTCCAATGTTTATTGTTTTATTCGGTTCAACTTCAATCGTCTTAATGTCATAATAATTGGTGTTAAAAACTTGAATGTTAATATACGCCGAATCGTTTACATGCACTTCACGGTAAGAAGGGATATCCTTAAAATCGTCTAAAATAGCTTTTTTGATTGAATTAATTTCTCTTTCCCTATAAGAATTCCCATTTACCGATAGTCTTTTTTCGTATAAATCCCAATTGACCATACCCCTTCACCTCAAATGGGCTTTTATGTTTCATATCCATCATCAATCTTCATCATTTACATCTAGCAATTGAACCTTTTTCCATTCAACGGTTTCCGCCCCGCCAGCTTTGGTGCAAATATAATAAATATCATTCGGGGGAGTCGAATCATCTTGAACACGAATTCCAAGCCCCGTTATGGGACAAGGAGTGCCATACTTGCCACCTGACAAGTTTTCAGCACTATCATCCCAAGAAGCATTTGTACAATCAGTATCAATATCAATTTCATTTCCTTCAGTGCCAACTTTTTTATACGATACAACAACAGCAACATCATCATCTACTTCTATTTTCTCAGCCGTTACAATTTGCGAAATCTCATTAATTGCAGCCTCCAATTTTTCGGCAGCAACGTCTTTCGCTACTTCCGTGTCCCCCAAAACTACTTCAATATTAGTAGTAGGCTCCTGACTTGCACTTTCAACAAATTCATAAACTTCAGAACCAATGGTAACAGTTTCTTCTTCAGAAACATTTCCACTAATAGTTAAAGTAGCAGAGGCTTTTTTGGGCGAAGAAGGGATGTCATCAGCAAACCATTTCGGTTGTATAAGAATCTCTACAAATTTATCCAAATATTATTCCTCCTTTTCAAAGTACTTTTCTTGCATTTTCTTAATTAAAGAAATACTGTCAAAGACATCTTTCTTATAAATAGGCAAGTCTGGATCGTGGTGAATTAAAAATTCAATTTTGCCTAGCAAAGATAAAAAGTCGCTGTCATATTTCAGTTTAACAATTAATTCCTGATTACCAGTTAATTCACGTTGCAGACTGCGCATGTATTTCTCCAACGTCTTATCATCTTCTTCACGCATACATAAAATCTTATAAACCTTGCCTATAAGATAGTTTAAATAATTACCGAACAATTCATCGGGAATAGCGTTATAATTAGTTTGAATCATCGGCAATGGACAACACCTACTTTTTCAAGGGATAAGAATAAAAAGTATAGTCAACAATCATCCTGCTGAGTTCTTTATCCGTCTCCCTTTTTAAATCCATTAATCTAAGCAAATGTTCAGCTTGAGAAGTCATCTTCCAGTCTTTAGTTGACATTCTTTGTTTTAACAGCTTGAGGTCATAAATTTTATCGTTCAGCCAGAATTTACGCATAGCGGTAGCAAGGATGAGTATTTCCTCATCCGTTAAATCTGCGTTAAATTGTCTTTCTTGTTCATTTCTGTCCGATAAATCTTTTAGGCAACATTTGAATTGAGCAATTGCCTTTCTTCTCAAGTTGTCTAATATTTCGTTTCTATCATCAACATCATATAGCAACAGCTCATCGTCTTTTATATCACTCAAAAACATATCATCTATCATAGAGTATGGAGTAGCCATTCTTTATTCCCTCTCTCTATAGTCATCACGAGCCATCCAGTCTAAATCGATTCCCAAGCTTTTTTCAATGTGTTCTTTTATTTTTATAGAATCTAATTCTCCAGAACGCATCAATTTTGCGGCGTATTCTGCAATAGTATTTTTATAACCCTCCGGTAACCTATCAAATTTAGCCTTAAATGTTTGGAAATCGGATAGTAAAATGTCTCTCGGTTCATTGATTTTGATTATGTGCTGGTAATACTTATAAATACCGGCATATTTTAAGATTTCAATTTCATCATCTTCTTTAATTCTTATCCAAGGTTCAGTGATAAAACGTCTATCCGTATTTTTTAAATTGATAAATTCTTCTAATTCAATGTAGTTGATATCTCCTGGATGGGGCCATTCCACAATATATCCAACTTGGCGCTTGCTAACGTAAATCAATTTCCCTCTAGAGATATTTTCGATGCAAATCAAGCGTTTTAAATCAGGTTCCCATTTTTTCTTTACTTCTTTTTGTTCTGTTTTGGGGGAGACCATCGTTTCTGCAATCTTCTCCCCCAAAGCAGTTTTTATTTTTGCAATATCACCTTTATCCAACATGTTCAAGTGGCTCTTAGCATTTATCCCTAAATTTTGTATGAATTTGAGAAATTCCTTATTGGGAATATTAAGTTCTCTTGATAGTTCATAAACTTTCATAAAGAAAGATCCTCCTTTTGCTCCTTTTAATTTAATTAGTCGCTAATTGAATACATCCCGTAAAGGTCAGTAATAACTACGCCTACGCCGTACTTATTTGCAATGAAATATTCCTGCGTTAAATCACTATTTCCAAGAGCATCACCAGATACAATTAAGGCTTCGCCTTCGGTTACGAATTTTACGGGTCTTTCAGCAGTTGTTACAACATAAACATCACTTGACGACAGCTTAAAGCTATAGCTACCAACGGTATGAACCTGGCGGATTCTCATCATGGGGGTGCCGTTGAAGCTTCCATAGTAGCCCATTTTGTAAACGTCTTCCTTGGCCGAATCAGATACAATAGCAGTAGTAATTTTCCGCAAAGCCTTCATGGTTCCCACGATGATTGCTTGCCTGCCGCTAGCAGCTTCAACATGTTCAACAAGGTCAATCATGTTGTCTTCATCAAATGAACCACTTACAACAAATGAAGACAGCGCAGGATCGTTGAAAGAATTGGTAAAAGCAGTATAAATATCATCGTTAATTTTCAGGCGAAAAGCTTTTTCGATTTCGTCAAGCCATTTAATAAAATCAACCCGCCCACTCAACAAACGGCTGAGGTGTTCGTAAATCTTAATGCCTTTGATAGTGGTGGGAATGCTTTCATTGGTTCCAACATCCAAACGCTGCCGTCTTAACGCAGTGGTTCCATCTGCAATTTCTGAAACAACAAGCTTTGTTCTGTCGGGGACGTAGAAAGAGTTCTGATCCCCCAACTTCAGGTTCTTAAATTCAACAAACTGCCGGAAGAAATTATCATCAGGAAGCCCTTCCAGCACGGTTACGGTAAGAATATCTTCAATAATTTCAAACATATCCGTTTTATTCCGGCGGAATGCCTTGTAATCTAATATCGTAGACCCGCCATTAAGGTCTACAAGTTTGTTCCTAAGAGCTTCGCAAGCATCTTCTTTTGTATATTTACTGTGCGAAAATCTATTTTTATAAACATCCCTTGCCATCTCTACTAATTGAGTTCTTTCGCTCATTATATTTCCTCCTTTTTTATATTAATAAAATGAAGCTAATTAGCAACATCAACCCTGATAACGTTCAAGTACTTGCCCTGCTTGTACAATTCACGGGCGATAATTTGACCAGTCAAAGAAGATGTAACCCCATTAAGATCCGCCACCGCCTTCCATTTGGTAGAGGTTGTAAGATAGACATACTGCCCCTTTGCAACAGGAGTGCTGCCATTAATGGGGTCAATACACTCATCAGAAACGCTCAGGATATCTCCAGGGGCAAGCATTAATACAGTAATAGGCATGCCTGCTTCATTCCTGAAGTTTTCCAATGCCCCTTTAGATTTAAGAGACTCGTCATAAATCAATTCAGGTGTAGCCACAACACCAATATTCAATGCAGTACCAGCAGAAGGAGTAACAGCCTTGAAAATCTCACGATTTGTTGATGCATTTAAAAGCTCACTTACCTCAACCAACATGCCGTTTTCAATAGCAGCAGCATTGCCACTAGCATCATAGAACTTTGCCGACCTAATGTTACCATTTTTAGTAGCCTTTACATTATCAGTTCTAACAACACCATACGCCATATTTATTTTCCTCCTTTTAGATATTTTTCTAATATTTCATCGTATTTTTCTTCCTTCGCATCTTCTCTGGAAGGAAGGTCGATTTTAACTGTATTAATTTTTTTATTGGGTTTGTTGCCAAAAAACTTGAAGCTAGGATTGCTCCTAACTACAATGTAAGCAATTTCTTTTTCAAGCTGTTCTAGCGTAAACTGCGAAGCATTCTCCTTTAGCTTGATATATTCCTCATTATCCTTTAACTGCTCATCAAACTGAGCAAATAGTTCTCCCTCTGCCCATATACGTTCTTCCTTTAATTTTTGTTCTTTGAATGCTTTCAAAAATTTATTTTCTTCTTCTAATAACGCATAGTTATTTCTCATAGCATCAAGTGCTTCTTTTTCTTCTTTGGTGAGCCTCTCCTGGAAAAGCTCGATCCTGTCGCCTACAAATCTCACAACATCGTCTTCACCGACTTCATAATACTGGCGATAAATTTTCGTTAAACCCCAATTACTATACTCAAACCTATCATCAAAAACAGTATCGATCCAGTAATATTCGTTGTCTTCAGTTTCTACCGGCTCAAGTAACATATAAAGCGCATAACGAATGTCTTCGTGAGAAATCTCAAACGACTTAATATACTTTTCATGCTCCTGGTTTTCCATTACATCTTTCTTGTCATTATCCACTTCATTCCCTCCTTCATTCTCAGAAAGAGCTTCTTTCAACTCTTCTTTCAACTCTTCCATCATCTTCAAGAGTTTTTCCTTGCTGGCATCACTCGAAAAAGTTTCGGCTGTCGCTAAAGCATCTATCATGCCTGTGCCATGGTCTTTCCCCAATAGGGTGATGCCTTGATAACGATAGTCAATAATGTTTAAGACTTTTTCTTTGGCATCATACTCATATCCATCAACAATGATTTCCATTGACAGCTTGATTTCTTTATCTCTTTCAATAATGTCTTCGGCGTAATTGCTGTAATCACGCCACACATAGGCATCACAAAATACATAGTTCCTGCCATCATGTTCCTCGTAGGCATAATTATTTGTCTCAGGCACAAGCCCAATAGGAGTTTCTAAATAAATAATTCTATAGTCATCACCATCCCCAATTTTGTTTTTTTCAATTGTCATATCATGTCCGCCAAAATCAAGGTTGCCTTCGCTGTCTTCTACTACATGAGCAAGAATGGGAATATTAGCAAGGGAATCTTTGGCTTTTTCAATATTCTCTGGTTCAAAATAGCTTTGATTCGGGTTTTTGCCTTCATGACAAACCCTTAATCGAAGCTTGATAAACTTGTCCGAATCAAAACTGTCATCAACCTCATATGTAGCGGCAAGTGATAAATGCTTTAGTTCTTGTAATTTGCTCAATCTTTTTCTTCACCACCTTTCAGTTATACGACTAATTTATTGCTAAAGATAAACTGAGACTTATTAAAACCAGTAAAATCAAAATGCAGACTTGAATTGTTTTCGAAAATAAAAAAGCTGTTGCCTTGATACAACAGCCTGAAACCGGATTGCAATAATTTATTTTTTAATTCCTCACTAAAGCAGTGGATAAACTTCACGATTATACCTTCCCCCTTTTATGTTAGTAATCTCTATTGTCGGGATCGTTATCTCCACGTTCCCTTGTCTTTTCGCCTTCGGGACTTAAATTATCCTCGTCAACCTTGGGTCTTCCGCCCTCATCCTGCCTTGAAGATTGCGTATAGCTACTCGATAAGGGCACCCAGGTATTCGCTATGTCAAACACCTGATTTTCTACAAATTCATTGTGCAAAACGGCACTAGGAGTTAATCCCAGAGCAGCAGCATATCTCATTTTCACGGGCGCTCCAAGGCTAGCCGCATTTTTTAGGTTATCAATATATTCGTTTTTATTCATGTGGGTTAATTCCAAAAAGTGTGTTCTAAAAAATATTTTCTTATTATAATTCTTAAGCTTGCGGTTAACCCATCTTTCGCATTGCTTTAAAAACTTAAAAATAAGCATTTCGTCAACCATAACACTTTTTGTTAAAGCTGCCCCCGAAGCATCTTGCGAGCTAAATAGCAACTGACTAATACCCGCATCATTATAGAAAGCACGTTCTGCTTCGGCAACAGTATCAACCGCCTTGTCAGACCTGTCTACTCGAATAGCATCTATTCTCTCAAATGGAGACAATATTGCGCCTACTTGGTCAGGCAAATAAGAAATTGCCATGTTGAAAAATTCTAAAGCTTTGTCCTGAGATAAAGCAAAATTATTCGCCTTGTCCTTATCTTTAAGATAAGGAATGCCAAAAACAAGTATTAAATAATTATCAAGCTCGGTTCTTGCTTTCTTTAATTGCTTAAAATCTTCAATATCATATAAAGATTCAAGAATGCCTGAGAGGGGAGGGACGCAGTAATCGAAGTTTTCGTTTATCTTGATACATATTGTCTTATTGGAATCCAACTCTTGCCATCTCTTATTTCTTCTATTGGATAGATATATCTCATATTTTTCTTTAAACTCAGGGTCAAATCTGTCTAACTCTGCTTTTCTAGTATTAAAATACGAAAAATCAAACTGGAAATTAAAAACACCATCCTCAATTGATGAAATCCGGCAGTAGTCAGGATTAAGCATTTGAATAAAATAGCTATCTTTAAGTCTATATTCATAACCATAAAATATGTCTTCAAGCCAGCACATCAAACTTACTTTAGATAATTCATGTTCCAGATTCATTACCTCTAAGAAATTTACTGTATCAATATACTTTTTTCTAACAACATCCGTATCTAAGGTTTTAAAATCAGCACCATACATTTCTACGGTATATTTAAATAAAGGCAATGTAGCAAAATATAAGACAGCCCTTCTGAAATGCGAACTTGCAAAGAATAAAAATCTAACCACCTGTCTAAGTTGCTTTTCGTATTTTTGCGGGTTTGTAATCCACCTCTGCACATCATCTCTATTAAAGCTTCTAGAAAAAGTATACATTGTTGTTTCGTTCTCGTTTAAATCACGCTTTACCAGCCTAGCTAAATCCCTAAAGCTAAGTCTCATTAATTCTTGAATCCTTAAATCATCTTCGCTGGGCTTCTTGTCTAATACAACAACATCTTCGGTCATATCTACCCTCCTCTACCTCTTTCTAATTTGAGGCTTCTTGAAATTAAACAATAACGAAATATCAAAATCTTTCTCTTTCTTAACCAAATCTTTTTCAAGTATGCTTATAAAATAATTACCATAAGCTAAACTTGAATATCTGTCTTTCCTTTTACCGGGTGGCTCTTTCAATTTGATATAACGAGGATGGTCTTGCCGTTCAAGCAAAACCATTTCAGTTTGTAATAAATTGGTCTGTATGTATGGCATTAAAAAGTCTGCTTTTTCTTCAGGGGATAAGTTTTTGACAAACCACTGTTCCTGCATTAAAAGTTCCATTGCATCTTCTTTTGATATTAAAAGTTCAATTCTTTGATTAACAATTTTATCTTTCAAGTCTAATGCAATATCATGGTTAAATTCTTCGGTAGGAGAAACGGTATATATCCTCTGCTCATATTCTTCTTCAAGGTGGTATGCTTCCAGCTTGGGGTCACTAAATTCATTAAGGGAACAAAACGGTATATATTCAACTTTTCTTTCATTATCGTAAAGTTTCTTACATAAATAACTGTAGACACTAATGCCATTTCCACGCATATCCAAAACAATATAATCACAATCATAATCATCAAACAACCTTCTAATCATTAAAGCCTGCACTTCGGGATGAATTCCCTGACATGCAGTAATATTTTTGACATATCTTTTATATTTAGTTCCATTAGCAGTTTTCTTACCTACTATCAGCGTAAAAACCGAAGCGTCATTCTGATCGCCGCCGAGCAAGGCAATGTCACAACTCAAAATCCTAACTTCATTAGGTGTTTTCTTTTGAATAAGAACCTTGTTTTTTATTTTGTCCTGTAATTCTTTGCCATAAATAGGGAAATTTATTTTCTTAATGTTATTAAGCTCTTCTGTTTTAAAATATGCCTTTTCGCTTTCACCGAAGAAGAGGCATTCCATCTCCATTTGCCAACCGATGAAGTCTAAATCCTCTTCCTGCATTTCGTCAATTAACTGTTGCTTATTAGCCAAGCCTTCCTTAATAGCAATCTGATATGGTAAACCACACACAAAATACCCCTTGCCTTGAAGCATGGATTTAACGAATACAGAATAGCGCATGTAAGCCCAATTATACTTGTAGTAGGGAGAGCTTATAAATATTTCCTGATTTCGTTCCATGTATTCTTTTTTGTTTTTATATTCTTCTTTTTTAAGATAACCGGGCTGTCTCGAAACAGCCAAAAACCTTCTTAATACATTCCGGTAAATCAAGGGATCAATCATTCTAAACTCATCTAAAACTAAAATATTAGCCCTGCGACTTCTTGCAGTTTGAGTTGAAGCAACTACCTTAATCCAAGAACCATTTAAGAAAACAACATTGGGGTCGGAAACATTGAGAGACGTTCTGATACTGCCATCAATTTCTCGTTGAATCATTCCAGTTGTAGATAGGCTTATTAATTCAGGTATTTTTTCTGAAACTAAAACCATCGCCTGATCTCTTGTCTTTGAGGCGACAATAATTTTCGTACCCGGATAGAGAATACATCTTACAACACAATACAAAGCAACCAACCATGTTTTTCCCAATCCCCGGCTAGCAAAAAACATGGTGTAATTATAGTGCATCATTACAAAAAGCAATATCTTTTGAAAAGGTTTTAAGGTAATTCCAAGATAATCCTCAACAAATATATCTGGACGTGCCCTATAAAAAGAAGCCCATTCAGCTATTCCCTGCATGAGCCTCTCTGATTTCGTAAGTTTCTCCGTTGACTTATTATAATTAGCTTTTTTATCATACAAACCAACGGCTTTATAATTTTTGTTTCTTTTTACTTGGAAGTTTTCATATCTCATTGCTCATCAACTTCTTCGTAATTTATATTCTGATCATCTTCTTCTATAAAATTTACATCTTTATCAAAATCAATCGTATATTCATTTAATGCTTCTTCATATTGCCTGACAATTTCATTGTCCAAGCCTTCCATTTTTGCTAAATGACCAATAAAAAATGTATCTATGTATCGTTTCATTTCATTGTCCAAACGTTTTTCTATCGGTTTTTCATTTTCCCATTTCTTAATAAATACTCCAAAGCTAACCCTCTCATTTCTATCTGCACCCGTTGACTGGACTGGTTTTAAGTTGCCATCATTCATTAACGTGCTTCTCGTGTTAATTAATTTAACAATATCGCCAGGTTTACCCTTACGAACCTTTTCGATTTCCAGATTCAAGAAACAAATATCTTTCATAATCATTTCCATGCTATAATCGGGGCACTCAAAGTCCGTTTTCATTTTAAACATTTCATTATCAAGAAACCTGTATTCCCAAGGTTCTCTTCCTTCTCCCCAATACTTTACTAATTCCTCTTCTATGTCTTCATCAGTATCGAATTTAATTACCACTTCTGCCTCATTGGGATCACTATCAATAAACCTAAAAGAATCATATCCTTTATTTGCTCTACCAAAAGAACCCAATTTACTTTTATAGTAACCAAATATGTTACGTGGTTTATGCCCTCGTGCTTTCATCTTTTCTATATGCACCTGCGCTTGAGACAACGCATCTTCGCTGAATCGTATATCTAAATCACGGCAAGTATAAACAATTGCTTTTCTCATATCGCCATATATTCTGTAATAGTGCAAAAAAACATCATTGGCGCATTCTTTGCAGACAGATAATCGCCCATTTGTATCAAGTAAAGGATTCGTTGTTTCGTGAAAATTATCTATAGCTTTCCATTGAGTGCATTTCCTACAGTAGCTTTTATCGGTATTGCGCTTAGGCTTTTGTTTAGGCACAGCAAGTATGACCTCCCTTTAATCCAAATAAAAAAGAGAAGCATTATTGCTTCTCTTAGCACCCTGTAGAGGGTTAAAATTAAACATCACCCTTAAAAGGGATAACCGTATGTATAATATCTGTCAACCCCAATTCCTTATCCCAAATAAAGCTTTGTGCTTTTTTAATTGCTCCCACAAAGCCTTTTTCATAATGCCAATTATCCGTGCTGGTAGGCGAACTGATATAACGCACAATAATTCCATTTTCCTCTTTGATAGCCTGTTCCGAGTGAAAATGAGCTGCATGAACTTCATGATAAAAAGTGCGCCCCCAAGCTTCTCTCGCTTCCACAGGCATTAACTTACCGATTTTACTTTTTGATTCCGAATCGCCATGCGCAAAACCTATTAAGCATTTGCCAAACTCAATATATTTTCTTGCTTGAGCATCTGTATTAATAATTATATTTTTATTATGTCTAAACCAAGCTGCTAAATGGCATACCGCATAGAATGAAGTCATTTTATCATGATTAGAACCCAAATAAAAAGTCTCTACAGGCGCATGTTGTGCTAATAAATCAATGCCTTCAATGAGCATTTCTACTCCAACCTTGTACATTTTAGCCCACCTTAAATCACTGTCCATTCTTGTACCTGAAGTCGTAGCCACATCTACATTATCATAATGGAAAAAATCATTACAGAATACAAATAATATCTTGTTAAACTTATAATGTGCCGTCCGTGTTAAAACATCGTTGATAACATAGAAAAATCTTTCTTTAGCAATCTTATAATCATAGTTCTCGCCAGAATCACCAACCCAAGCCAGTTTGCCAAGATGCAAATCAGCTATACTTAACTCAAGCATTTTACCGTTTAAATCATATCTGGTAGGCGTATGTATAGGACTTTTATATTTTCTATCAAGCCTTTCAAAGAACTCTTTAATTTCTTCTAAGGAAATTTCTACCCTGGGCTTAACTACAATGCGTGAACTGTAAAGGGTTTGTATTTTATCAGCCTTAGAATATACCTGCCATATATTATTACGTGCGCTGACCAGATTCCATACCCGAGAGTCATAGCCATGCGCCCTTAAAAGAAAATTCACATCTTTAGCATCTTCTTCAGCCATTTCAATTAATCTCGTGCTGGTTTGCGTTCCATCTTTATTTAATTCAATGGTGCTTTTGCGTTCCGGCGAAAATGGGGGAGGGGGGACAATTTTGTTTTGTTTTTTTAATTCCCTGCGGACAAAACTGCGCCATGCTTCACCGGATGTAAATGGCCTGTTATATTTTTCATTAAGGGATTTCCACGTTTCGCCTGGGAAAGCACCACCACGAAATTTCATGCCTATATCAAAAAGTCTTTTCCTTTCCTCTTCTGTCATGCAATTCCCCCTGTTATCCATAATGGAGCAGGTTGACGGAATCGAACCGCCATTTGTTGCTTACAAGGCAACTGTTCTACCATTGAACCAAACCTGCTCTTAAAACCAAAGGATAAAACGTAAACATTTCATGTAAACATTTCATGTAAACATTTTGTGTAAACATTTTGTGTAAACATTTCGTGTAAACATTAAATGTAATACAAATTAGTTATTCATATATAGCAAAAATATTTTCAAATTCCTTAATTATATCTTCATCCCTTACGATATGATTTCCAGTATTTTCATGCTTAACCTTAATCCTGTAAACCAATATTTTAGAAGCATGTTTGTTTCTATAACGTATCAGTCTAACATCTTTCTTGCTGACTTTTTCTATATAGCAAAAATCAATTAATTCTTTTAAATATCTATCGGATAATGCAGATTGGCTAATCCCTAACCAATTAGATAACCCCACCTGACTCATATAAAATAAACCGCTCTCATCAGCATATAATTTTGCATAGCAAAGAATTCCAAATGCTAGCAACCTAGTATTATACCTATCGAACCTGCTAATTATTTCCTTAATATCCTCATCGCTAATCCTTATCTCAACATTGTTTACAAGTTCTTTTTTATCCCTAAATGCTCTTTGAATAATGCTATTTAAATCATCGGTAATTGTAATTTTGTATTTATTGGCCCATTCAAAAATTACTTTTCTAGTATCAACCATATTGTATCCTAAAGACTTATAATACTTAGCCAGCAAGTAGCAACTTCTATATGTTCTTTTCTTATCGATTCTCTTACCTTTCAAAATTGCCATTACTTCGTTTTTTTCGTTTAACAAATATCGCATACCTCCTTTAAACTATATTTCCTGCCAAGATACTCATATTGCCCATTTTCATTCTCAGTAGGCAATAGCACCTTGGTCTGTTTTAAGTTTTCCAATATACCTTGTCCAGCAATAATCCAGATAAATTTTTTATTCTTCTTCGGATATTTTTCATAACACAATTTAACACTTAAATTTGCAAGTTCTTTCGGATTAAGACAGATCATGTTTGCTATTCGTCTATAACGTTCATAATAATAATTCCAATTTATGGTAGTATTTAATACTTCCTCCTTAGTCAAGTCATCGTCAAAATAATATTTATAATTTTCATAGCTCTTGCTTAATGCACTTTGTTTACCCAGCTCTTGTATTGTCTTTAAATAATGCAAGTAAAGCCGTTCCAGCCTTTTAAATTTTCTTTCGTCAAAAGGAATTGATTCATCAACCATAATCCGGTAATCGAAATCGTCAAAGGTTTGTTTAAACCTTATTTTTTTGTGCCATCTTTCAATCACCCAACATAAACGGTTCATATTGCTAGGCGATCTGTTAAATTTCTTCAAGTTACTGTAATAGTCTCCGGCATATTTCATAAAGTAGGGAAGAGGTTTAGAGTATTTAGCCATATGACGAGGTATATTAAACAATACCCCAGTTTTGGCATAGTCAATAGCCTTGCCATTTACGATGCTAAGTATATTAATGTATTCAAGATATTTTTGTTTCTGTTCTTTAGTCTGCGGAGTTTTATTGTGATAAGAAGTAGCACAATTACTTGCTTCGCCAATTAAATCAACCATACTCCGCAAGGTGCATTCAACTATGTTCTCTTTCGTAAATTCCTCTTCTAATGCGGTAGTTTTATCTTCCATGTCAATGACAATAGGCAAATTACGATTAATGCCGGATTTTATTATGTTATTATTAATAACTAATACCCTGTCTCCATCTTCATCCGCTCCATTAAGTCTGCGCAAGCTAATACTGTGTCCGTTAATTTGACATACATTGGCAAGGTGGCTACAATATTTCTCCAGTAAAGGATGATTAACGCCCTGTAATATAAGATGTTCTTCTCTTGATATATGTGGATTGCGTTCAATTACTCTTTCTCCAAGACAAACCCCATCCGCATCAACGCTGTAAAATTCATCTTCGCCCAGCACACCAACCGGCTCCATGCCTGAAATGTATTGCAAAAACATTATCAAATCAGTAACAACAAACTTAAAAGCCCCTTCAACGTATAATTTGCCGCATTTCATCAGGTCAATATTTTTTCTTAAAAGGTCTATTAAATATTTTCGTATGCTTGGTTCTTTTAGCATCTCAGGGTTCTTAACTACAGCTTTCATGTATTCATTGCTAGGCTTAACGTGTTCCGCAAATAAACCAAGGAAGCAATATGCGTAAACAGGTTCCCCGCCAATTATTTTTTCAATCCAGCTCATACTGTATTCGGCTATTTGAATAAAGTCTTCAAATTCTAAATCTAAATCCTGTAAAATCTGATAGCTCGTTTTAGTCATCCGTGGTTCATTATCAAACGAATAATTCCAAGAAGCCACTCCCACGCAATGGTTATATTGCCTAAACTTATTCCAGTATAATCTCCAATCCCTGCCATCGCCGTATTGCTTGAAATATCCGTATCCCTTATAAAAAGAATTGGTTACAATCATATCAACGTCTTGAATGTTGTGTTCTATGCCAAAAATATCTTTTATATTATTTATATTATGTTCCGCAAACCATTGTCTAAAATTTACTTCATGGGTCATGCCTTTCATGTAAGGTAATCGCCATAAAATAGAGGTGGGAGTCTCTTCTGATTTAATCGCTCTTTTTACATACTGCGTTACTTCCGGCGAATGAATCCCGCTACCATCCCAAAGAGTTATTTCTACATCACGAAAATCTTCTTTGATTCCTTTTTCCCGCCACGTAAAGGTTTCGCCATTTCTGTTTATATATTCTCTTTCCACATCAACCAGATATTTAATATGCTGGTTAGGAATTGTTTTATTGTAATCATCAACCACGACAATGCGAGGATACCAGTTTTCCAAGCAAAAACAACCGCTAAAAAACAACCCCCTATAGGCCATCAACTTGGCTAATACGGTTGTTTTAACATCCATATCCATCGTAATTCGCCTGTTTAATTCCGGTTCAATTTCAGCATTTACAAACCCGAGCACAGAATTTCTGCTCATAGATGCGCTTCTTTCGGTAAGCACATATAATTCATCATTAATGCGGAAGCCATTGTATAAAATATGGCGCAGTTCATTTTTTCGGGATTGCCAGCCTTTACAATCCACAAATACTATGTATGGGTTGTAATCACGCCTATCTCCTGTAATAAGGCGAATTTGCCGAAACAACATGTTGTCGGATTGCCTTACCATGTATTTTCTTTGATTTTTACCAGACAACCGTATATGATTATTGCTGTACACAATTAGCCTTAAAGGAAATTTTCTTACTTGATATAAATTAGGTGATTTCAGTTAAGCATCATCCCTTTCACCTATCCACCAGTTATAAACCTGCATCGCCTCTTTTCTATCCTCAGCCCACCATTCACTCCGGCAGAACTTGTTGCAAAACTCTTGCCCCAAAATATCTTTCACTACTTTATCTCCCAACACAGACAAACACTTGGCGCAATATTTAGGTCTCCCTGAAGAATGGTGCATAGTCTACCACGGCCTCCGCAGATACCTTGACTTCAACAATTTTGTCTGTATTGTCGAATAAAACTGTTTCTAAATCATTACCGGCAATAAAGTAAGAATAAACACCATATTGATTGGGCTTTCTGTAAATGATATCGTTTTCTTGAAATAGAATTTTATCTCTATCCATAATTTGCAGATTGATATGGTTGGACGCTGCTGAATAATACGCTTCCGCTAAAACATCGGATAAGCAAAATACCTCATTGAGCATTTCAACATCATACTTACCTTCCTCGTTGTAAACCAACTTTCCGATTACGGTAATGCTCATATGTATTTCCCCCTTCATTTTTATATTTGTAATATAAACTTTGCATTTTCATAAGCCAGTAGCAATATCGGGTCGGTTTACTTCCCAAAACCAGATACCTCTTTTTCACGAGATAATCCCCCTGTTTTTAATGGTTAAAAACTATTATATTTACAATAAAATTTACTCCAAATTTGCGTTTTAAATTAAAATAGGTATAAAACTATGTCTTTTAAATTGCAAGCGTTTTTTGAAGCGTTTTCTAATATAAATAAATTACTTTTTAGCCTTTCGCATTTTCTTCATGCGTTCCGATGCCGCTATGCGCTGTTCTTTAGTCATCTTTCTTTTCATCGGCGCACGAAAACTAATCAATTTCTTGGGACAAGTGTATTCCCTGCCTTCAACCTTGTCTTCAATTATGATCTCACGAAGTATCTTATAGGTTTGGGGATGCTCATTGCATAACTTATCCAGCTTGTTCATTAAGGCACGGTTAAATGTGGTAATGGTAGCGTAACTAACGGCATCGCTAAAGCCAATAGCGGTCTCCCGTTCAAAAGATTCCAACGCCATATATAGATTTTCCTCCTTTCCTATAAATTTCAAGTTAATTATAAATAATAAATTTTGTTTTGTCAAGCATAAATTTATATTCGTAATTTATGTGAACTACCCCTTCCTTACGGAAGGGGCTTCCTGCTTCACAGTGGCCCTAACGGACCAGCTCCACAGGCGTAACTTTCCGTGGTCCCCACGGTAGGGAAGCATTTA